AATCCCATTAATGGATTAAATATAAACATAGCATTAAACTGCCAATTCCTCTGTATTGACTTCCCAAACGTAGTCTCGGGTGACCTAAAAAATTTCCTTAACTCTAACGCATTAATCCCATTTGGCATTTTTACCTGACTTTATTTTATATGTAGAAAACTGTAGAGGATCTAGATCCTCTACAGTATTTATAGAAGTATTTTTTGAAGATAATATTAAACTAAACGCCAGAAATCATAACGCCAGGAAACGGAAAATTTAACTGATGCATTATCAGTATAATCTAATGTTACATCACCAACATTCTCAGGATATGCATTGTAAAATCTAATTTTCTTTTCCATTTCATCCTGATTATACTTATACATAATCAAATATATATCCTTCGCCATATCTCTCTTTAAAGGTCTTGTTGACGAACCACCATTAGCAGCAGTTGGATCCGTATTAAAAAGTATATCAGACCACGCCGTCAATGCCTTATGAACTATTTGATCTTCCGTTTCCTCTATTGTTACATCAAACGTCTGTGTAAATGTAGGTTTGCTAGGAAACCACTGCGTCATTCCCATAAAACTACTTTGTATACCCTCTGTTCCTCTAGCTGGAATAACGGCTGATCTACAACGTACTATCAAATCCTCTACGTCCTGAATTACACCGCCGGTTACATCAGTTATATCAGGGATCAAGAGCTCAAACATCCAAGTACGTTGAATATCTTTTAATCCACGAAGACGTCCTTCTATTGTGAAATTAGACATTTTCTCTCTCCTTATATCTTTTTCTAAATATTATAATATCTTTGTATTTAATTGAATCTGTTTTATTATTTGAAAATAATATTTTAATTGATTGATACTTATATTTATAACTATTATCTTTAAAAAAATCTTTAAGATCATATATATTTTCAAATAAAACTTTATTCATGATTATATTATAAACATATTTTGAATTACTATTATTTTCTCCTTTTCTAGAAGACATATTATTACGAAAATCTTCACTTTCCCAATTTTGTTTAGATTTATAACCTATTAACTTTTTTGTTTCATCATTGTGTTTTTTTCCAAACATTGAGTTTTTTTCACCACACATTAATCCTGTTAATGCTATACTGATTTTATTTTTTGTTTCTTCTGACAGTTTTTTACCAGCACATGCTTTACTTAATTTTTGTCTTGTTTCTTCTGATATTATTTTACCTTTTTGTGATTCAGAAAAACTTTTTCTTCTTTCATCGTTCCACAATGTCTTTGAAAATTCCCTTCTCCATTCTCTTTCTTTATCAGTTATTATTCTACCCCTTCCACCATCACCGCCATCAGTTTGATTTAATAACTTACCCTCTTTTTTATCTTTTCTGCCTATCGCATTAATTAAATTATTTTCTAACTCTAATGCTTCGTCTTGTGTCATTTTATCTTTATAAATTATTACTTCTGGATTTGTATTTGTTTCTCTAATATATTTTCTAATCCAATTTAAAAAATGTGATCGTTTTTTACTCTTTTTAGCAAATCTTATATGATCATATAATCTTCTTCCTGTTCCTTTACCAACATAAACAGGAAGATTATCAACATCTACATAAATATAAACATAAAATCTATTCAATGCTTTCATTATTTATCAAGCCGTTGTTAATTGTACTTCCTCAAAACTAATACCAGTGCGTGTTATAACAGTTGTCAATTTTATAAATTCGATCGTTTTTACAATTGCTACGTACAGGGCAACATTCAATTGATTAGAATCTATAACTAATGAAGTGTTATTTGTCTCGTCACAGATCACCTTAAAAGAAGTCAATCCACCAGCTGCTTGTACGGATGATAAAAATGAATCTACCACACTAAACACACGTAATCTTGTTCTAGCGGTATTATTTTCAAACAAGAAAGGTAATAATGCTGTTTCAACATTATTTTCTATATACAGTAAACATCTTCTTACATTAATTCTATCAAGTGCAGATTTTTTTAACTGGGATGTCTTATTTCCCCACATAATATGTCCATAACCTCTGACAAGTTTTGGTACATTAATATTAAATTCGTATAGATCACCTATTTCCGTTTCTGTCCATATTTTTCTTTGATCTACTACTGGTAAAACTCCTCTATTAGTACCGGCAGGAGCATCCCAAGGATTAGCAATATTATCAACTCTTGCCATTAAAGCAGCACCAAAGATTGAATTAGGTATATATAGATACTTATCATTGTACTTATCATATACTTTTGAAAATCCTGCATAGATAGCAACATAAGAAGGACTTCTATAACCATATTCTTCAGCTGCTTTAACATCAGTAACAGAGTCATGATTTAATTGACCCACTGGCTCAACAGCAATACAGTCAGCGCGAACTGATGCAATTCTAGCGATTTCTTGTTTTACAGTTGTATTATAAGAAGTACCAATTAGAATATTAACATTAGCATTTTCTCTATCTTCAAAAATTACCCAACCCTCAGTATCAGTAAGACCATTATTTTGATTACTTGCTCCACCTGATAAAATAGCTAATCTATTTGTTGAAGATCCTGAAGTTGTTATATCATATTTAACATAAGTATCACCGTTAGTATCTTCTAAGTCTGGTAGTAATGTATTTTCTCCAGCACTATTAACATATGGAAAATGATTAGCTGCAAAAGAAACACCTTTCTTTATATAAATGTATTTTGAAACTCCATTAACAATATTTTCAATAAAAAGATCATTATTGTTTTCGTCTTTAAGATCTTCATTAAGAGAACCATAAAATGATTCTGTTGGTGAAATATAAAGTGTTCCTGAGCTTCTTTCAGTTTGAGTTCTAAAATAATCTTCCCAATTTTTATCAGTAGATTTTGTATAAACATTAAGTTTAAACACTTGACTTGCTGTTGGATACCATTTTTCAATTTCACTATCATATAATGAAGAAGCTGAAGCTGCATTAGCTGAAGAAGGATAATTATCATACGCAAATTTCCAATCAGCAGACAAACTAAAAGGTTCAATAGTAACAGCAATACTATTACCATCTACACCAGGACCAACATAAGAAACTATAACACTACTAGCTCCAGATCCACCAACACCAGCATAATCATCAATTATACTAATATATTCAGATGTATCTAATCTATTTCCTCTAGCAAATTTATCACCAGAAACACCAACGCTTTGATTAGTATAATTTAAACTACTATCAAAACTTGCAAACGCATATGTATCAGCAGTTGTAGTATAATCTCTAACCACATAAAGGGAACTTGATTCTTTCAAAAATTCCAAAGCAGCATAAGCGCCATAACCATATTCAGGGATTAGTTTTCCATTCGTTGATGTAATATCTGTTCCTGAAGTATAAATTGGTTCACCAAATGTTTCTACAAATTCCTTATCATTGGAAATATAAACAGGTCTATTTACAGGACCTCTTTTAGCTCTGATTACTATGCCCCCGTTAGATATGCCAGCAGGAACTAGTATTTCAGATAAATCAATTTCTTCTCTTTTTATTCCAGGAGCTTTAAATACTCTTGCCATTATTTCCTCCAAGTATTAATTTTCTATTAATCATCATAAAACTTATTTCTTTTACTTCTTTTCTTATTAAATTCAACCGGTTTCAATTCCACAATAGGTATAACTTTAGAATCTTCAATAACTTCTTTATTTTCTTGAACTTCAACCTCTTTAATAGAAATCAATTCCTCTGGCTTAGAATATATAGCTAATCCAGCATTAGGTTTTCTAGAAGTTCTCATATTATACTATTCTCCATACCTCATTATTTATATTACTTCTTAATTGTATTTATAAAAAATCATACAAAAATCGCTGATGGTTGCCAATTAGGATCTCCTTCTCCACCAGAACCATCTATATCCTTCTTATCATTATTAACTTCTACATCCTTTTCATCCCAATTACCTCTACCTACATTATACTCATCTGTTATTATTTTATTACCTTCATTTCCACTATCATATTCTTCAGTTTTAATAAAAAATAATGCCCATAACAAAGAAGTTACCGCATCGTCGTGTTCATGTTTTCCAGCAGCAAATACGTTCGGCTTTACTTCTTCATATCTACTTAATTCATAAACAGTACGTTCATCACATATATTTAACCAATGCTTTTCTACATATTCTTTTAAAAGAGCATTAGCATTTCTTTTGGATGATTTAGTGCTTCTAATCCCAAGTCCTTTCATATCAACATTTACTAAATTTTCATATTCCAATTCATACCATACATTATCACATACAGATTGACCTATATCATTATTCTCAATCATTATATAAGCATTATTATAAAACTGTGCTATAGATACAACTACCTGAGAAAAATCATGCGGTCTAATAAAATTATTTCTATATAATGCTACTTGCTCAATATTATGCTCATTAATAATTTTTAATATCTGAATAACCGAATAATCTCTACCAGTACCTTTCCCAGAATCTACTCCTAAAACATAAGTAAATCCGTTTTGAGGCTGTTCATATATTAACAATAAACCGGTCCATTTAGTTGCTACTGGATTTTTATATACAATTCTTTCTAAAATATCAGGATCTATTAATGTTGATGATGATCCTAAAAATTGAGTTCCATATTCCTGTTGCCATTTTACTCTACCAATATCTTTAATAACAGCCTTTTTAAAATTTTCATCACGACCTGGCACTTCCCACCATCCTACACTTATAGGATAAAAACTAT